ACAATCTTTAACGCTCTATCTAAAGATACAGGAAGAATTGCTTTACGTAATGTAATGTTATCGCCAATATCACCAAGTAATACGTTATCTATTCTGTCAGAAAGAATACGACCTGATTCACCAAAACGTCCAGCAATAGCCTTAAACAATACTACGTTGGCACCAGCAATAGGACCAGACAATGTTGGCATTGCTGCATCAGGACCAAATGATGGGTTAATTTGTGATAAACGAATAGTAAAGTCACCAAACAATGGTTGACTATATCCGCTCTTACCACCAGTTAATACTCTGATTGGCTTATCAATTACTTGGAACATCAAATCATCCATAGGCATAAGAACATATTTTTGTCCTTGTGCATCCTCATGAACAACACCTGATGCTTCTAAGCCTAAAGCAGAAAGACGCATACGCATCATTGTTCTTAATGAAACATCTTTCATTCTATAAACACGACGCATAAAGTCTTCTGTTGCACGATAGAAACGTGCACCGTTTCTTAAACTAAATGCTAGTTGGCTACGAATCTGTGGGTTATCTGCATATTTCATTACTAAGTTAGCAGAGTCTTTTGCTGCTTCTTCAGTAAAGAATCTATCTACAACATCTGTTGCAAATCTTGTTGCAGTTGCTTCTTCATAACCTAGTTTTTTGTAGTTATTTACTACTTCATTTAAGTAACCTGAGTAGTGACCATTTCTTCTAAAGCGGTCCATGTTTGCTAGGTATAATGAAAAGAATGCTGGTGTTCTATACATTGATGTGACTTGTTGGTCCATAAATTCAAACATCTTATTACCAACACGAGTCCATAATGATTCAACTGTGTCACCAACAAAGTCAACAGGTGCATAAACACCTTCAACATCCATAGTGTTCTTAGCAGTTAATGCTTTAAATTCATCAAATGTCATACTAGCAATAGTACGGCTAAAACTTCCACCTTTTTCTATTGCTCTTTGATTCAACTCATTAACAATGTTATCGTTAACTGAACTAAAGTCTGCTGTTCCGTGAATTGTTTGACGTAAATCTAACATCATTGTTTCTAAACGGTCACGTAACACTGAGAATGGTGATGTTCCACCTGAGTATGCTGATTCAACGTCAGCATATAAGTACTTCTCTAAAGCCTTTTGTTTCTTTGCTTGTTTAGATGTTAACTTACCATCTTTAAGCATGGTTCTATTAAGAACAATAGGGTCAGATGCTGAGTTTGGTATGAATTGTAGTGTTCTTGATGGACCAGAATAGACTACTCCCATTGCTGACATTATTTCATCAACAGCATTGTCTACATCTTGTGGTGTTTTTAACCCATTGTTACGCATTGCGTATTCAATTGGGTCATCAATGTTTAAATCAAACGCATCTTTGAAAGAGTTACGTGCACCCTTTGTGTGAAAGAAGTAATAGTGAAGGAATTGTTTTTGATTTGTACTTAAATTCTCTGCTTGTTTAATATAATCAGGAATTTGAGTATAGCCTTCTTTAGTAAATGCTTCGGTTAACTTAGAAGCAGACATAGTTACAGAACTATTAATCTTACCTCTGATACCTAACATGTTACCTGCTACGCCAGAAGCAATAGCATCACCGAATTGTGGATTATGGGTTAAGAAAGTAATGAAATCTTTCTTTTGGTCAGGTGATAATGTTCTAGTACTTATACCTGTGAAACGTTCTACTGCTAATTCTGCTATTTCTTTACGTGCACCAAGTATTTGTTCATTCTTTGTAAGACTTACATCCTCAAAGAACTTATTAAAGATAGCAACTGTTTCTGTTTCACTAAGTAAATCAGGAATTTTTTGTAATTTCTCTGCAGATAATGAAATACCAGTAGCACTTCTTGTGGCTGCACTACGAATCTTTGAACCAGCAAGACCTTTTAGTGAAAAAAAGTTATACAATGCTTCTTTAGGTGCATAGTTAACAAAGAAAAATAATTCGTCAACTGTTGCTCTTACACCAAGTTTAGGAAAAAGGGTTAATACGCTCCATGCGTTTGTAAACTCTGTAGCAAATTTACCATTAACAATAGGTGAAAGGTTTCTTAAAATGTATTTAGGGTCTTTATTAGTAATTGTTTGTGAAACAAGTTCACTGATTCCACGCCAATCAAGGTTACCAATAGTATTTGAGTAACCATTTGGTTGGGTAGGACCTTCTTTAATTAAAAATTTTCTACCATTCTCTTCAACAATCTTACCAAGATTGGTTGATGTTGGTACAAAATCTGCTGCAACTTCAATTCTGTTAGAAATAGAACCAATAAACTTTTGGTCAAGAATAGTATTAATGATATCTACACCTTTAGGGGTAGCACCTAAACCACTTGCTGTTAAAACATCAGTCATCAAACCACGTAGTAAAGCAATACGTTCTGCTTGATTAGAATCAATGAATCTTTGTGTTAAAGCACCAGCAAGATTCTTAGGTAAAACAATTCTAGATAGTTCATTAAATGTTGTTGATGATTCTAAAACCATATCATCAGTAATATAAATTGGTTTATCTAAAGGATGACGTGAAGCAAATCTAGAAATCTTACCTTTAATAGTATTTAATGCTTTTTCTGCTTCAACGAAAGCAGGATTAGTTTCACGTAAACCTTTTAACACTTGTGCTGCTTGAGTTATATCCTCACCTGTTTGAATATAACCTTCAGCAATTTTACTTAAAGCAATATCAGTCTTTTCAATATTCTTGGCTGGATTAAAAATTGAACTAACCATTGAACGTGCAGTACGGTTAACAACAGATAAACGATTAGCAGTTGCTACTTGGTTACTACGATAGTACTGCATTGAATCAGTTCTACCATTAATTAACTTTCCACCATGTTCGTAACTTGAAAAGAAACTCTTAGCAGTATCAGCATCTTTGACACCGTTTTTAACTAACTCGTCAACAATTGCTGGGTTGTTGTATTCTGGAAACTTTAAAGCAATCTCATCACGAATGTTTGCTTTTTCAGCATCGGATGTTGCACGACCAAGGTCATCAAGTAAAGGACCAAAGTTGTTCCAATATCTTACAACTTGTTTACCAAATCTTTTATTTTCAAATACTGCTTTAACACCTAATGAGCCGCCACCCATTTCGTCATAAATCTTTGCTAACTTAGCACCTGCTTTTAATGCAGGACCAAAACCTAAAGTAGCGTAAGTTAAAGGGTCAGCAAGTATTTGGTAGGTTGCATCAAATACACCTGATGCTCTGTCAAATGATTTCTCTGCAGCAGTTTGCATACCTGGTGTAGGTCCACCAAAGAAACCACGTGCAATATCACGACCAACAGAAGCCTGTGTTCTTTTATAATCTGAAAGAATATCCTGAAACTGTGCAGGATTTTCTGACATAAAGTTTAAAGCAAATTCTAATTCAGGGTCTATTCCACCATGGTCTTCAATTACTTCACCAGGTGTCATACCTGAAACAATGCCTTTGGCTAAAACACTAATGCCTTTTCCGTATGCTTCATCAAGAGTTGCTGTTGCACCTTTGTCAAATATTTTGGTGCCGTCCCAATCGTCACGCCAAATTTTCCAAAGTTGTGAAGTGTCATCGCCTTGCATCTTTCCTTTAACAGCAAGGTATGGCAAAGAGATAGCACGGCTGTAGGTTTCTAATGCTTTGAATCCTGCTTTAAATGGGCTTTGTGCTAACTTTAAAGCATCAGCGATAAGGTCACCAGCAGTCCAATCTTTTGGACGAGCCATGTAATTTGCTTGAAAGTTATCGGTAAGCATTTGTTGGATAACTGGGTCAAGTTTGTTGTAAGTATCAAAGGCTACTTTGTCATCTTTAATGTCAAGTAGTTCACGATGCTTTGCATATAACTTATCCCAAGTTCTGATTTGTTTTAAATCAGTGCCTTGCAAACCTGCTTTGTATCCAGCAACAGCAAGTTCAGGATTAGTAACTGGTACTAATTCACTCCATGAAGTTGCCACTAATTACCTCTGTCGTTTAAGAAATTATATATTGCAGATATTTCGCCTGTTTCATCAAAAGGAATAAGTTCTTCAACAATTGATTTTAAAGTTTTTTGTTGCGGAGTAGGCAGGGTTAAAACATCACTTCCTGGACCGGCACCATAATCAACACCAGCAGTTAAAGGCTCATTAGGCTTCTGAGTCATTGCTGTTAAAGGAGTAATAGGTTGTGCTTGACGAATTGCTTGCATTGCATTCATAGATGGTTGAGGTGTTTGACCTGCCATTGCTGCACCTTGTTGAAGACCCATAAGTTCTTGACCTTCACCATACGAACCACCAGACATATATCTAGTTGGTTGTGCTGAAGTATTTAAATCTGTTCTTTCAGATAATTGTCCAGGACCAGATACTTGTTCAGCCATTTATTGACCTGCCATCTGTGCCATCAATGCAGCAATATCTGGAGGGGCTCCAGCAGGGCTACCAGCGGGAGCACTAGGAGGGGACGGTTGTGCTACAGCCTGCTGTGAAGGGGTAGCCTCTGCTGGAGTAGGTTGTTCTAATTCTTCTGGAGAGAATGCTTCTTTTACAGCATCTTCAATGGAAACACCACCGCGACGCTTCTCGATTATGTCAGCAAATTTACCTAGAAGAGTTGAAACATCTTGTCCTGTTGCAATCATTTCAGGGATTGCACCAGCAGCAGCATTAACTGCACGATTCAAATTGTCACGCATCTTTTGAATATCAATGCGTTCTTGTTCTTTAGAAACATTCAATGACCATGGTAGTTCACTCATAACAAATTCACGTGAAACTAAATCTCCACCCATTGCTTGCAATGAGAAGATAAGAGCACGAGATGGGTCAAGACCTGCCATTAAACCATAACGAACTTCTACAGTGTAGTCACCTTTAATGTCTTTAGCAGGATTGTATTTAAGTTCATAAGGTGAACCATCATTGTATCCGCGAACGTTCTTATCAAATGGGAAAATCTTTTCATCAACACGTAAGCAAAGAGAAATAACATCTTCAAATGTTTGTGCAAGTACTTGTTGTCCTGCTTTGATTTGAGAATCAAATGCACCTAATAACGCCTGGACGCCTTGTCCAGTAATGATGCTGGCATCAATATTGCCTGTGCGACCTTCTGGATATCTAGCACCCAGACGCATTTCCTGTTGCAACACTGCTTGTTCAGTAAATGCTGCATTCGGTAACTCTAAACCGACTCTTCGGATTTGTTGAGGGTTTTGACTTCTCAACACTGCATCTGGACCGAATGCTAATTCTTGAACATCGTTAGGCAATGCCAACGGAGCCTGAACAGATTTCTCTGCTGCTTCTAAAGCAAGAAGGGAGAAACGTGCACGTGCGAGTTGTACCCAAACAACATCATCAAACTGTCCACGTGGTTCTTCATCAATACTTGGACGTCTTGCTACACGTACTAACATTTCACCTAAAGGATTAGGTGTGCGTTTTAAAACTAAATTCTGTCTTTGTGGAACATATAAAACAACTTGGTCATCATCTTCATAGCGAATCATTTCTAACAATGCATACATGTCAGTGTTTTCGCGACCTTGTGGACCAACAAGTTGTGATTCGTATTCTGGGAACTCTGCAACTAACTCTGCAATAGTTTTAACATATCTACGTGAATAAGAAGTTATACGACCAAAACGGTCAAACTCTGGATATGCACCTAGAGGATTGTCGACACGGATGCGGGGCTGATTATCTTTAACATCTAATTCTATTACGATTGGCAAAAAGCCATATGTAAGAAACCAATCAGCCCCTGTATACATCTGTGTCTGCAAGCGTGAGGATTGAACATAAAAGTTCGCAATCATGCTGCGTTTCTCTGCCTGTGCTTTAGCACGGTCAGAAGTTGTGTTAACAGTGTTGCAGTTAAAAGAAGGAAGAGGTGCAAGCACTTCTGCTAAATCGCGTGCAGCAACATCAATGAAGTTAGCAATCATTGGTGAAGGCATACCTTCAGGGAAAAAGTCAGGGTAAACATTTGAGATTTCACCACGACGCACTGACAAAACATTTGCCATACGTGTATCACGGTCTTGGTTGCGACGCTTTAACGCCTCAACCTTATCTGCTATTTGTTGCACATCAAGTGCCATTCAAACTCCTATAAGTATGCTTCAGAATATTGTGCTGCAGCAAGGTCATCTAGATTAATTGTTCCTCTATTACGTATACCAGCCTTAGTTGCATACCTGTTATACGAATGTGATTGAGCAAACCCAGATTGTTGGATTAACTCTTTAACTCTAATTTCACAAAACCATAAAGCCATCACACAGTCAGTTGCTTGTGATTTCTTTACACCTGGAGACCAGGTAAGTAATTGATTTACTAAAGCCTTAACATGCTCATTTCCTTCATCCCATTTGTTTTTACCAGTGAAATGAGAACGGAACTGAATCCCTCTATTTGTTAACCACTGGTTTAATTCTTCATCTAACGCATACGCTTTCTGGTGTGCGTTAATCTCAACACGCATTTCCTGCGGGTGATACTTGTTAACCCAATCTTCCATCAAAGCACGAACCTTTTGAGGATTAGGGTCAACCATGTTATAAACATCCAACACATAACGCATATGTGTTCTACGGTCATAAGCCAACATAACTGCGGCAGTCTTACCAGTCATAGCAGGGTCAATACCCATGATGGTGTAAAAGTCCCCATCTTTAGGGTGCCCAGGAAGTTTATTATTAATAACACCTGTGCGTCTCATACCATTAGTAGAAGCCTGCACACAAGAAGGTTTGAAGATAGAATCTTCTTGAATATCTTGTTGCTGATAAACCAACGCCCAAGTACTAGGAGTAACTTCACCACGCCTACGGTACAGGGCTGGACCGTCCCACTTAGAATACAAACCATTCTCATCAGGTTCTTTCTTAGTACCTGACTTCTGGTCAGTCTTAGCCCACAAAGTAACCCAATCCTTTGGGTCCTCCGAAGTTTCTAAAACTGCTGGCATAGAAAAATAAGTGAAAGGAGATTTACCATTAGACCAATGCTTAGGGTTACGAATCTCCCTATACAAATCTGTGGCAGCAAACCTAGTACCAACAATTAACAAAACACCCTCGTCGTCAAGACGAGTAACAACTTCTTTTTGAATCCACTCTAACTGCTTAGCCCACTCATGGGCGTTAGCCCCAGTCACACAGTCATCAAGAATTATCAAGTTAGCACGAGCACCATACACTTGACCACCAATACCAAGAGCCTGAACCGTTGGGTCCTTCTCAGTAGAAGTACGAGACAACGTAATAGCGTTGGCTTTCCAAGAATCAGCATCCTCACGCCACCCACCAGGAGGGGCATAGGTTGCCTGCAACTTAGCCCACATAGGATGAGTCAAACGTTGCTTAATAGAATAAACAAACTCCTGAGCCTTAGTCAGGGTTTTGGAAATAACAATAATACGAGTATTGTCAGGGTCCTTACAAATCTTATAAGTTGAATAATTCACAGTAATGGTAGTTGACTTAGCATGCTCAGGTGGCACGTTAATCAACAACCTTGTAGGGTCAGCAGGTTCATACACCATGCTAGGGTGAAGCCAAGAAGGCTCACGTCCCTCCAACACATCAACCCAATTTTGTTGATGGGGGAAAATACGGCTGTTCAAAAATTTTTCAGAAAATTCAGAAAACTCAATCTGATACTTATCACCAGATAAATCTTTAGAAGCCCCAAGTTCCTTGGCTTCCTCAAGTTTACGAGCAAACCCAGGGTCACGAGACATCCATTGGCGTAGGGTAACAGGTTGACGCCCCACAAGCCCAATCGCTTGCTGAACCCCTACACCCTCAGAAACATACTGAAGGACTAACCTTTTAGCCTCCACAGAATCCGTGGCATTCTGGTGCTCCTTACCCTTCTGGAACCCCATACCTACACCTATCCGTAACTCTAGAATACTACACTC